TGTCCCCTGAAATAAAGGCGACATATTAATTATACAAGATCTTCAAAAAATTGAAATACTGTTTTCCGAAGTTTTTATTCGGATTCTTCTACTTTCTTTTTACCAATATTATACTTTGTTTCTAAAATCCATTCACCTTTTTCTTTATATGAAATGACTTTAATTTGATTTAGAGGTGCAATATCAGTAATTAAATTTACATTAATTACAGTAATTAGTCCCCAATCAGCAAGTAACTGAGTAATTCTATTTCTACGTTGAACATCATTTACAGTTAGATTTGCTTTTTTACCATCTAAAGCAAATAATTCTTTGAAATGAACAATGTAATATTTTCCTTGCTTATGCAAAATGTGGCAAGATTGATATAACTTTTTTTCTTTTCTAGAAGATACTCCAATTCTTGTAAGCGTTTCTCTTACCTTTAAAAAATCATCTGGTTCGGCAAGAATTACCTCAACCATTTTATCAGCACTCCAATTCACTTCTGGCTCATGAACGATACTCATTTTATTCCTCCAGTATCAAGTTTTGTTTTTATGTAGTTTATTTGAGATTTTGTTAGCAAAGAAAGAGCTTGTTTTGCTTTATCTGTATTATATCCATAATAGGATTTTACAGATTCCAAATTTTTAATTTCTTCCTTTTTTATCCAAGGAGAATATCTTTTCTTCTTCCTCAAGATATTTAGCAAAAAATCATATTGAAGTTTTTTATCCAAATGATGATTCATATTCATTTCATTCACAAACATAATTGCATCAATATGTCCAGATAAACATCTATTAATTACATAAGGTACATAATCATGGACACTATCCTGGTTTGTGTTCATTATATTGATTTTTGTCTGATTGATTGAATTCAACCAGTCCTTCAATTCGTAAGTCATAGTTCAATAATAAAAGTTCTTTTCTTTCTTTCTGATCGCTCATATAATCACCAACAGATCTCATTGTATATGTGTGATCATATTCATATGCTTTCCATTGATTTCCCACAAAACGATTTGTTACAAGTTGATCTGAATTATAACTAACCATCATGTTCATATTAGTTATATTGCATACTTCAGCAAACTTATCGTGATCAAAAGATTTATGAAGTTCTCCCTTTTTTCCATAAAGATTATCCTTAATGTCATAGGGAGGATCCATATAAACAAAAGCACCACCATAGCAATCTGAAATTATATTTTCATAAGGAAAATTTGTAATTCTCCAATTTTGAATTATTTCAGAATACTCAGAAAGAAATCCAATATTTCTTTCGGTAAAGTTATGATCTGATGCTTGTGCAGAAAAACTAGATGCTTCAGTGAGACCGCTAAAGGAACATTTATTTACAATATAAAAAGATATTGCTCGATCAAAATCAGTTGATTTTTTGTGATTTAGACATTCCTTAGATTCAAGAAAAACAATTTTTGCTCGATCTGGAGTGTTGTAGTGTTTTTTAATTCGAGAAATCTCCTCTTCCATTTTCTTACCATCACTTTGAAGTGTTTTCCAAAAATTGGTAAGAGGTTCATAAAGATCATTTACCCAAATACTTAGATAAGGATATAGTTGCGTGACGTAAATAGCGACAGAACCTCCGCCAACAAATGGTTCACGAAATTCATCGTAATTTCGAAAATCAGGAAAATACTGTTGCATTTTTGCAACTGCCCTGGTTTTTCCTCCAGGATATCTTAATGGACTTTTAAGTTTGCTCATACGAATAATTCAAAAAGAAATTAGTAGAAAAACTAATTCGTTCTACATCGGAATTGAATGGATAAACATAATGTATTAACCAAGCGGGAAAAAAGTAAATATCTTTCTCCTCAGGTTCAACAGGTCCAAATGCATGAAGATTATGTGGTGCCCACATTCCATATTGCCATTCAATTTTACCTCCTACTGGATTTCTTCCTCTTTGAGTAGGATGTTTCCATTCATCTTTCAATTCATCAGGAATTTTTGAATAAGCAACACAAGAAAAATCTCCTGCATGAATATGAGGAGGATTCCATTCACCCTTTTTTTGAACATTCACCCAAGGTTTATCTAAAGCAATTCCGGAAAGAACATGATCTACAGGAGGATTATATGAACCGACTTTTGCCATTTGATCCACATAATCTAAAACAAATTCTCGCAATTCTAAATTAGTTTCTTCACTAATTAAATATTGAACTTCTCTGTCAATATTTCCTGCGAGTAAATTGTTATTTTCAACTTGAGAATTTTGTGCTGCCTCATTGATTTCATCACGCATTCGATCAGAAATTTTATTTCGATACATTGTTGGTCCGAATGGACGAAGAATCATACCAGTCATTTGAATTCACAGTTACACATAAGTTCAGTTAATGCAGCAAGAAGATTAATTTCATGATCTGCAACAAATGCAGTTTGATATTGATATTTGGCAATAATTAAAACTGCTTCGGGAATAGAGTTTTCCTTCATATGATCATATAAACAATTATAGACATTTTTGAGAATAACATTTGGATCACTATCTAAATTTTGAACAATCCATTTGCGAACATTCAAAAATTGTTTAGTTTTCAATGATTTTATAAGTTCATTTGTAGAAAAAGAATTTTTATCTACAAGAATACTCACACCTATTTCACCATTTGAAGAATACCTCTGAAGTTCATTTAGAAGTCTTCTCCAATCTGGGAAATACTTATTAATTAATTCTGCAACTACTTTTTCATCGAATTTAATATTTTCCTCAACCAAGATTTCGCATACTCGTCTAAAGAATTTTGTAGCAATTCTGATTTTTTCATTTCCTTTAATTCCAAACTCCAGGCAGGAACAACGTGAATGTAGGGGTTCGATAATTTTATTTTTGTAGTTGCAGGTGAATATAAATCTGCAATTTGCATGAAACGCCTCAATGTTCGCCCGTAAACAGAGTTGAACATCGTTGGTCGTATTATCAGCTTCGTCAATAATGATGACTTTGTGCTTAGAAGTTGTTTGTAATGAAACGGTCGAAGCATAATTTTTAATTGTATTGCGTACAGTGTCTATAAATCGACCTTCATCAGATCCATTTATTAAAATATAATCACATCCCAATTGTTCACAAATTGCTTTTGCTACAGTAGTTTTTCCAGACCCAGCAGATCCGGAAAGAAGAAGATTTGGAATTTCTCCCTGTTGCAAAAATCCTTCAAATGCATCCTTAATGTCTATGGGAAGTATGCATTCCTCGACTGTTTTTGGACGATACTTTTCTACCCACAAAAAATCATCACGCATAATTAATCATCCAATCAGGAGTTCTTTCAGGTTTTCGTAAGTAGTTATCCTTTACCCAAGGTTTAGAAGCAACATATTTACGATATGCAGTAATTGTATCAATATCTGTATTATTTTTCAAGTCATCTGGCATTGCACGAGTAAACTCTTTTACATTTTGATAATCCGAAATTGGTATTTGACTTTCATCATGAAAAATTGTCATTGCTTCTTCTAAAGTATTTTGACAAGAATGTTTTTTTTCATAACGATATGTATATTCATCGCAGAGTTCAAATCCATGAGTAAGTAACCAAGCAAAATTAACAACATCTGAAGCAGCCCACACAGTACATGGATGATTACGAAAAGCACCCTTTTCTGTGCTGTATGGAGTTCCATCTATCTTATGAATTTTACCCCAATTCCAATACCAATTTGAAAAGATAATAGAAACCATTTGACAAGTTTCTAAAGGCATTTTTACAACATGCTTATCAGGAAGTTGCTGAGCAGCAACTCTTGGATTTGAATCTACAACGAAAATATTCATTCTTCAAAAATTGAATCTGGTTCAAGAGCAATATAGTAAGTTAGATTATAGTCGTTTGAAAAAAATTTTGCAATTCCCTTTTTAGAAATCGTTACTTCATATGTACTCGGAACAATTTTAATATTTTCAAACTTAAAATTAAAGCAAAAATTATTTTCTGCTTCACCAACAATTACGGAGTAGTTATTTGATGTTTCATTTCTTTTATCGGTAGCAATCATTTTTACAACTCCAGATTCTCCAATAACACATAAATCTGGAAGTTGTAGAATATTAGATGCTTTAATAATCTTATCTAATTGCTGCTGTTGTAAAATAAAACAAACGTCTAGACTAGGAAAATCAATTTCTTTATCTGGAGGTGCAACAATTACACTTGGATCTGAGAAAAAATATTTTGACCTACGAGTTTTACCATCTCGAATAGTCATATAATTTTCTTCATTCAAATCAATTTCAGGATCCGCATGAAGAAAAATGCTATTCAAAAATTGAGGAAGATCGTAAATTGCAAAATCTTTTGGAATGTATTCTTCAATATTTGCTTCTGCAAGAATATTTCTCATTACAGACATTGTTTTTAATTTTTTACCTTCTTTGAAGGAAATTGATTGATTGATTTGAGAAAAATTTTTAAGAATTGAAAGAGTTTTATCAGAAATTTTCATTATTATTTTTAATATTAGTGTGAAATCCAGCAAAGTGATAAAGAAGAATGCCATAATGAATAATCTTCATTGCATCCAATTTTGAAAATCCATTCTTTTTACCAAATCTAGCCGAATATTTAATTAAATTTGTTCTGCAGAATGGAATTCCATCTCCAATAGCATCAATAATATCCAAAACTTGAACTTTAGATTTATCAGATGCATAATGAGAATTATATGTTCCCTTAATATATTCTTCTATTATTTTCAGTGTTAAATCCTCATTATATTTCCAAAACTCGTTGTTAGACATATCCATCATAATAAAGTTCAACCAGCATTATAGCATATCATATCGATAATCGCAAATATTTAAATAAATAAAACACATTCAAATAATATTAATGATTGATCCAAAATGTCATTGGTGTAAATAATGATAAAGGGGATCATTAGATCCCCTTTATATTACCAAATACCAGGAATAAGTTGTCCGGTAAGTTCATATGCTCCTAGAGCAGCAATTATGCCGAGCATTGCAAGTCTTCCATTCAATTTTTCTGCTCGTTCGTTATGAGTTTCATAGACATTGTTTTCCATTTGATTTTTTACCTCAGAATCGATGTACATTTTTGGTTCTTTAGCGAACATGTTTTGGCGTCCGCCATCTTCAGTCGTTACTGTCATAATATTTGAAGATTTTCAACCACATTATATAGAAAAAATAAACAGATGTCAAGTTTTTATTTGAGAAAATCCTTTAATTTTTTCAAACTCTAAAACTGTTTCAAACTTATCGTGAAGTTCATTCTTGTGACTAATTACAAATATATTTGCATCCTTTACAATAAACTTAATAATTTTCATAAATTCATCTGTTCCCATTCCATCCAATGAACTATCAAATACTTCATCCATAATTAATAAATTTGTAACTACACTATTTTTCATTTTTGCAATTTCTCTCCAAGTAAACAATAGAGATAAATCAATTCTCATTTTTTCACCTTCAGAAAAAGATGCATATGAAAATTTTTCATGAATAGGAGTTTCGATTCTTTCATTGAATTCTTCATCCAAATTAAAATTGATGTAAAAATCCATCAATTCCAAATACTTATTTACCTGCTGATTTATAAGTGGAAGATACTTGCGAATAATATTACTTTTAACTCCATCATCTTTTAGTAGGTAATTAACTTGAAGATAATAATCATAATTATTTTTTATATTCTGCAGTTCTGATAATATATCTTTCAAATTTTTTTTATATTCACTTAATTTTTCATGTTCAGTATTTGTGTTTTCAATTCTATTGGTAATAGTTTGAATTTCTTGTTCAAGATTATTTCGTAATTTATTTGAGTTAGAAATTTTAATATTAATTTTTGAAATTTCATTTTGTAAATTGGTAATTTCTCCTTGAAGATCAGAAAAAGTTTTTTCTCGAAATTCTTCTTTTTCAAGAGTTTCTTCAATTTGATGAAGATTCTTTTCATATGTATCAAGAATTTCTTGAAGTTCTTTAATTCTATTTACTCTGAAATCTTCTTCAATATTTTGTGTGCATGTAGGGCAAACCGAATTTTTATTGAAAAAATTTAAATCTTCATTTGAGTTTTGTTTTTTATTTGATATTTTTTCTTTGTATGTTCCAAGTTTACGAAGCGTTTCTGATGCATCACAATATTTTTTAGTTTCTTCTTGCTTTTCTTTGACTAAAGATAAAAGATTTTCTACCTTTTGATTATATTCAATGATTTCATTTTGACATTCAACTATCTTATTATTTTTTTCTTGAATATCTTTTTGTCCACTCTCTTCAATTGATTTAATAAAATCCTGTTGCATAATAATTTTTTCTGCAACATTTTCTTTTTTTAATTCTAAAGTTTTTAATGTATCTTTAGAATCTTTTATTTTTACTTTAATGATATCCAACATTGCAGAAAATACTTTAATATCAAGTAAATCTTCAATTATTTCTCTTCGATGTGAAGATGCGAGTTGCATAAAAGGAACAAACGAAGCACTTCCAAGAATTACAATCTGAGTAAATGATTTATAATTTAGTTTTAAAATAGTTTGTTCTAATATTTTTTGCTGATCAACAGAAGAAGAATCTTCATTCAATTTAACTCCATTTACATAGATTTCAAATATATTTGGTTTTATTCCTCTGATAATTTTATAATTGGATTCGTTTATTGAAAATTCAACTTCTGCAATACAATCTTTTTCATTTATAGAATTTATTAATTGATTTTTATTAATTTTTCGAAATGGTTTATTGAATAAACAAAAACAAAGAGCATCTAAAATTGTACTTTTACCCGATCCATTTTGACCAACAATTAAAGTATTATTTGTTTTGTTTAAATCTATTGATGTAAAAATATTTCCGGATGAAAGGAAATTTTTATACTTTATTTTTTTAAATGTAATCATCTTCAGATGGTGGAATTACGATGTCATTTCCAGTTATTATTGTATATTTTACTCCCGTTTTTTCACATACTTCAACTGCTCGTTTTGAATTAACCTCAAGAACACACATTGAAGGATGTTGATCTTCTTCTAACATCATAGCATATCTTTTTGCATCATCAAGTTCCTCAAAGAAAAAAACTACTTTATCTCCATTTTCATTTTGTACTGCATATGCACCATCCTCCATTCCTTCTACTGAAATGATATACATTACATTACCTCGCAAGCTTGTTGATAGATATCTTTTATTAGATTCTTCATCTTAGCTTTATTTAGATTTGTATCTAATTCTTCAATATACTTATCTAATATTGTAAATGTATCTTCTGTCTGTTCTAAAAATTCATCTTCAAGATAAACTGAGTTTATTTTTTCTACTATTTTCAAATCTGCTGGATTTGCTTTCAATATACATTCTATAAATTTTTCATATTGATTTTTATCTGACTTATTTTTTACAAGTAACTTAAGTATTTTACCTTCGCATTCTGAAAAATTAAATATTTGATATGGAGTATCATCATAGTGAATAATTTTATATAAATCAAATGGATTATTTACTGCAACGAGGTTATAAGTTTCTGTATCAAAAATATGAAATCCCCGAATATCGGAAAGATCATTCCAAAACATCTGATATGGATTTCCCAAATAAAAAATTTTTCCATTGTTTGAACGAGTATGATAATGCCCCGAAAATACTCTATCAAATTTATCGTATGGAGTGGAATCATTTCCATCTTCCATTACATGTCCAATATGTGAATAAAATCCATTTAATTCTAAATGTCCCATTGCGACTTTAGATTTGGTTTCATTTATTTTTTTAATTGTAATTTGCTCGTTTTCAGAATTTATCCATGGAATAAAAAGAATGTTTAAATTATCAATTTTTATTTCTGTGGTCTCATGAATAACTGTAATATTATCATACTCTCGTAAAAGTAAGTCGATAGTATTAATTTCATTGGTATTTTTATAAAATGCGGTGTGATTTCCCACAACACTATACAACTGTATTTTATTGTCTCGAATAACATCGAAATAATTTTTCTTTGCCCAGTCGAGAGAATAAAAATCAATAGTCTTACGACTATCAAAAGTATCACCCAAATCAAGAATAGTAGTAATTTTATTTTTTCCCAAATATGGAAAAAAAACTTGATTATAAAATTTAAGAAAATAATCATGATAAAGTTTTGATCCCTTTTTGAATCCAAAATGTTGATCTGTTATGATTGCTACTTTCATCGATTAGATCTGTATTGAATCGCATCTTTGATTTGATTATAGCTAGTAGTGTCACCATGTTCATCGGCAACAAAAACTTCATCGTATCCAGTTCTTTCAATTATTTTTTGTTTAATTTCTAATTGTTTCTTTTCCTTTTGTATTCTTCTCAAAAAAGCATAATGAATAACTTGAGTAAAATATGCAAATGGATTTGAAGATTTTTCTGGATCAAAGTTATGAATATATTGAACACAGTTTTCAATTCCATCGCAAATCATATCATCCTTAAACATATAATTTACAAAATTTGGTTTATATGACAAATGAGTCGCAATCTTCAAAAAACATTCCCCAAGGTAATTTGTAATTCTTGGTTTTGTATTTCCATTTTCTTTTGCTTCTTTTACTTTGTTCCTATAGACAATTAGGGCATGTAAAAATTCTTTATTATTTACATAATGTTCAGATCTCTTTTTTACCATTACAGTCATTTTTAATAAATTTACTTTTCATAATAATCATTATAGCATATTTGTATAGGGCTTGACAAGTCTTTGGAATATCAGTATAATAACTCTGTCGGAGTTAAAAATATAATAGGTTTAATTATTATAAAGTTTTTCTAATATAGATCTAGCCTCATTAACAGAAGAAATATATCCCATTTCCTTTGTTAATTTATTATGTTTACCTCTATAACCATTTGCAACAAAATTTATATAAAGTTCAATTAATTTTTTATTTGTAATTTCACTTACTGTAATTATTTTTTCCATATCAATAATAAACATATCATCTTCAGGTATTTTCATCCATGGTTCAAATTGATAACCAATACTGGTTCCATCTTTTAAATTTATAATATCTTTGAGTACGATTGGAGAATCTAATAAAAATTTAATATTTCCATTTACCTCATCAACAATAACATATGAAAGTATTTCTTCGCCACTTACAAGTTTAATTGATGCATAAAATTGATCGTTATTATTTTTGGAAGTTGATTTGGATGATTTCATAATTAAATTTTTCCTCGTTGTAGTATTTGATACGCTCAACAAGATGATTTAAAGTATAATTAGATCTTGAACCTTTTTTACAATCGTCTGCAATGTCATAAAGAACAGCTTTAAGTTTATTTTCACTTTTTCTCAGAACTCTTCCAATTGATTGAAGAGTTCTAATTCTAGATTTACTAGGTGAAGAAAAAACTACATTATGTAAATTTTTTATATTTATTCCAGTACTAAAAGTTCCAAAAGATGCAATTATGATTGCATTATTCTCTTGTTCAGTTATTTTGCGAACCTGTTCTCTTTCTTCTACGTCTACACCACCATGAATAAAAAAAACTTTTCGCTTATCATTATTTATGAGATCAAAAAGTATCTGTCCATGAGTTAGAACTCTACTAAAAAGAACCAAAGTATTTCCTTTTAGATCTAATATAAGATTGCGAATAAATTTATTTCTTTTTTCATTGCCAATTAGATATTGAACTTCATCTTCATAAGTTTCAAATATTTGAGGTTCATGTTTTAAAAGTAAAACTTTAATACTCAATTTTGCCAAATATCCGGCATCTTGCAGTTCTTTTGTATTAATAACTTTATATGATGGACCAAACAATCCTTCTAAGACCCACTTATGAGTTTGAGTTCCATCTAATGTTCCAGTAAACCCATAACGATATTTTGCATCTGCCAATTTAGTCATTATAGTAATTAAAGATTTTGATTTAAATTGATGAGCTTCATCTCCAACAATAACTTCATATGGATCAAACCACTTTCGATCCATTTTATAGATTGATTGCCAAGTTGTTATAGTAACTTGTTTCTCACTAATTCTTTCTCTTCCTGAATAAATTTTATGACAATATTTTTCGCTATCCCATCCATAATCTTCAAAATCTTTGTACATTTGTTCTACAAGAGATGTAGTTGGAACAACTATTAGAATTTTTCTTCCTTGTTCTGCATGATATCGAATTACAGAATAAATCATTAAAGATTTTCCTGAACCAGTTGGTGATATAATTAATCTTCGATTTTTTTTAAGGGCATCAAAAACTCCATCTAATTGATAATCTCTTGGTTTATATTTGCATATATTTGACATATAATCTTTTATTCCTTCCTCAGAGATCATTTCATTTTCTTCATATGGAAGTCCGTAAAATTTATTATTTTCAAATTCAAATGTATAATCGTGATTCTTACAAAAAACAATTAATTTATCTAAAAGTCCCACATATATTTCACCTTTCTCAATACAAAAAAGACGAATTTTTCCATCCCAATACTTATTTCTGTATTGAGGCATAAATTTTGCATTTGGTATTTCAAATGTAAATTGATCTTGAAGTTCATATTTTATATGTGCTTCGCATTGAATTTTCAAATATACTTCGTTCTTTTTTAGAATTGATAAATCAGCCATAACCTGCTTGAAATTTATTCCATTCGATTGCGTTTTTAATTTGATAAGTACGATTCGTAATCATTCGAAGAATTTCTTCAATATATCTAAGCATAACATCATAATATTCTATTTTTAATTTAACTTTTGAAAGTTTTTCATCAACATCTAGATATAAATTTAAATCTTCTTTATCACGAATTTTATATGGAAATGGTTCTTCCTTATAGATTTCTGTAGAAGCTTTTCCTGTATAATATTTTTTTCTTTGTATGAGAATATTATTTTTTTGTATCTCTATATTTTTTTTTAATAGTAATAATGTATTATATAAATTATAATATTTTGAATGTAAAACTGGAATTTTTAATGATTCATTATGCAAATTATCAGGATCTATTTGAGAATCTAGTTCCCACATTTGTTGAATTTTTTCTAAATTAATACTAGACTTTGTTTCCATTTATATCAATAATATTAAATATAGTGTACTTAAAATTACAACTTGCCGTAAAATAAGTCTGAGATTCAAAAGTTGCGTCAAAAGGAATTGGAGATAAATTTGTTGGGTACATATCCCTAAATCCAAAAGAAACTGAAGAATTAAAATTACTATTCAATACTTGCAAAGTAGCATCTGATCTTTCATTGTAAGGATCTCTTGGATCACTACTTGGAAAGAATCTATCATTTTCTTTTAGTTGTGAAAATTGATCTAAACTTTCCGGATATCCCAATCCAGTAATCCATTTATAAAGTTGAAGATAATTTTCCATATCCTCATCTACAAGAAATCTTACTTGCAAATCGTCATAGATTATTTTATCTCCGGGTATAGGAATATCTTTTAAGTATGTTGACTGTTTAGCATTTCCCAATTGCAGTCCCGGTACAGTCGCAGCATTGCATAAAAAACTCACTTTAGGGCATCGATTGATAATAAGTTTAAATCCTATTAGTGATAAAAAATTTTTATTCGATACTCCCTGAAGTGAGCATGGAGATTGTGTGTAATTTGCAGACAAGTCAACTTCCCAAGCTAACTGTATTTAGTAACGATATTCATCGATCTTATTCAGAACTCTTTCCAAATATCTGTGAGCAATTTGTTTAGGATCTTTGATGTAATTATTTGGTTGTTCTGAATATAATTCATGTTTAAGTTTTTGAACCCAACAACGAATTTCATCTCTTGACAATTGATTTTTTGACATATTAATAAAATATATTATTATTTATAGCAGATTTGCATAAAAAAAGACCTCCTTTATCAGGAGGTCAAAATATAATTTCAAAATCACATTAGATTTTGAACTTTTACTCTTCTGTAGTAACGGTTTGTATCATTGGTGATACGACCTGCACCAACATCGGTTCCTTCTGCAAATGGATTTGCAACCATACCATAGCGAGTCTTGAATCCAATTTTTGGTTGGAATGTATCCTGTCCAACAGCACGTACCATCTGTAGAGGCACATAGGGGCAGTAGAAAAGACCTGCATCATAAGGTGAAGTACCCTTATATCCCATTACATAGTATTGATCTGCACTTAGGTTTGCAGCAAATGGATCGATATAAACTTTATAGCGACCATTTAGAACACCAGCAAAAGTATTTCCGGTATCATCAACCTGTAGATTATTGCTTAGAGCATCAGAGTATGAAAGTTGACCTGCAGCTTGAAGTGCAGAAGCAACGTCGGCAGAGCAAAGAATCATATTGCCCTTTCCTCTACGAGTTCTCTGAGCGATTGCATTAGCATCACGCTCCAGTTGGAACATCATACCTTTGAACTTCTCAACCATCCAACGACCATTGGAATCAATATCCAAGTCAAATATACCAGCAGTTGCTGTATTGGTTTGAGCACCAGGCTCAGCCACTTTATAGATGGTACGAATGATTTCGCGGTTGATTTCGGCAAGAATTTCTATAGAAAGAATATTTGCCAATTCTGCTTCCGCATCAAGACCATGAATAGCCTTGAGATCTTGTGCAAGTTCTAATGAATACTCAGCTTTGAGTGCTCTTGACTTTGCAGTTACGCTAACTTTCTCGATTGAGAAAGACATTTCACGGAAATTATTTGCAGGACCATCTCCAAGAGATTCTAGATCTTGAGTTCTGAAACCTTGACCTACATTATATGCATTTGATGCACCACCATTTAGAATGGATGGATTTGTTCCGGATTGTGCAGTTGTACCGAAACCTACAGTGCTGTCTCCATCAACACCACCAGTATAATCTCCTTGAGTAAGATTAGCAGAAGAGTTTTGTGCTGAGAATGCAGAATTTGGCTCATTGAAGAACGCTTCAGTTCCTCTTTGATTGTCATACTTAGTTCTCATTGCAAAAATGAGTCCAGTAGGACCATTCATTGGTTGAACACCTGCTAAGTCATAAGCGACCAAGTTAGGCATTGCACGTCTAATTAAACTAATTAGAACCGGATCAAAACCTGCAACTGGAGTCGTTGCTGATCCAGAAAATCCTGGATTTCCTGTTCCTGCAGGATCGGTATTGAAAGTTGGTGCAGTTTCTGATAGGAATGATCTACCTTCACGTAAATCATTCTCCTGATTTTCTAACAGTTGAGCGGTAACTGCTCTTCTATGTGGATCTGAGATTTTATCTAGACCCTCTGCCTCTAGAAGAGGAGCCCACTTTCTCTGCAACTGAGTTGCGTTATACATTTGAAATTAACTCCTTCTTGAAAAAAGTGTGTGTGTTATAATATAAAAATCAATTTAGTTGAACTTTGTCAATGCATGAAGATAAGCATTCATTGTAGGTCCATAATCTTCATTTACTTCTTCAGAAATGACTTCTTGTGAATTATTTGACGCTAATTTAGGTGCAAAATATGCTTCACGAAGCGTCTTTAGTTTTTCACGGTATTGTCCTTCACTTTCAAACTCAACACTTTCGGCAAGAGCGGCAAGTTTTTCCTTTTGGGAAAGAGCTAAACCTTCACTTACTTCGTCAATGATATTATTAGAGACAGACTCCGACAAACGCTTGTTTAAGCTAATATTTGTAGTAATCTGCTCATTGAGTTTTATTTCCATCTCATCAAGTTTTTGTACCATAGCTTCAACAACATTATATTTTTCTTCAGGGATTTCTACATAATGTTCTTCAAAAAGATTTTTGAGACCAGTCATAAAGGACTCGGATAATTCTCCTTTGAGTCCTGATTCAATTTGTAATTCATTTTCGTTGATCCACTCATTTGCAACATATTCTAAATATGAATCAACACGTTCAGTAAGATCAAACTTAATCTGCTCTACTTGTTCAATTAGAGCAGATTCATAATTATGTTCCATCGATTCCCTCAAAGAAGAAATCTTGGAACGAACAGCTGCTTCAAATACTGTTTTTGCTTTTTCTTGGAATTCTTCAGAAAGATCTTCACCTGATAGAAGAGCCTTTACATCATCTTCAAGATCTAACTCTTCTTCTTCTTCAAATTCATCTTCTTCATAGTTTGAACCTTCTTCATCTTCTAGGAATGACTCATCTTCAACTTCAACCTCTTCATTAGCCCCACGACCATATCCACTTGCCTTCATACCAACAGCACCTTGTGGTCCAGGCATTTGAACAGTACCGGCAGATCCCTTTGTTATAGGATTGCTTTTGGCAATAAATGTTGCAGAAGGAGATTTGAGTTTATTACTCTCATCATCCGGCTTAGAATTTTGAGGTGTAGGACCACCTAAAACTTCTATTGAATCATTATCAGGAACATAGTTTGCAGCCTTAGGCATTGGTTCCGCAGGCTTGGCATCCTTTGTTACTTGATTTTGCATTTCTTGTAGATTTTTACCAACGGTCATCTTTCTACCAAATTCCTATATTTTCTGTTATTATTTATAATTTATAGATTTGATAAAAATTTTCCAAATAAACGAAGTTTATTTGATTCTAACAAATCTTGATCAACAAGTGTATTTATTTCTCTTTTGATTTCAGTGCATTGAATTTCTCGAAGAACATTTCCTTCCCAAATCCATTCTTTACCTTCCATGATTCCATTTACAAAAGCATCAGGAGCAGAAGGATCTGCTACAATATCAGCAGCAGTCGCAAGCATAAAATCTTCACTAACGTAATTAATTCCTTCTTTTTGAAAAAGAGATCCCATTCCTCTAGAAGAAACTCCTAATTTTACACCCTCACCTAAAAGTGAAGATGCAATTTTTCCCATTGGTGTTGAAAGAATTTGAGCTTTACCTATAAAATTATTTCCGTCTTGTTTGAGTTCTACAATTTTGTGAGAAACTCTGTCTAAGTTGATAATTGGTCCATTTGGATGTCCCAACTCACCAAGAGCTCTTCCATTTTCAACAAATACTTGAGTATATCTTGCAACTTCTTTAACTAAAGTTGAAATTGGATAAAATCTTTTATTACGATTTACAGTTTCTGCTTGAAGAAAAGGTCCTTGAATATAAAGAGTTTTTTTACCATTTTTTTCTTCAGTAAAAACTTCTACTGATTCTATTTCTTCGGAAATTAATTTCATCCTAGTTGTACCTCGTGTAAATGTACTGTACACCCATGATTAGTTTCTGGTTTTAATACAAAAACAATTGATTTTGCTGCAGTCGCAACTCCAACAAAAGTATGATGCCCAGAATTTGTATTTGCATTTATGGTAATTTTTGTTTGATAATTATTCCATTGTTGAGGAAATTGAATTTCCGTAATTTCTTTATGAAAAAGACTATTATCATATGTTGTTCCTGCTCCGACAACTTGAATATAATCACCAACTCTAAGTTTGGTATCTGTATGATTTAATGTTAGAACTGTACTTGTTCCTGTTTGTATTCCAGTAATAACTGCTTGAGCGGGATGTCCATAACGATAAAGAAGTTCTGTTCCAAGATTTATATGAAATGAACCAATACCAGAACTAGTTGTTGTATTGCAGACTCCAATGTTCCCACCCTTTTTTTCAGTACTACAAGATGCATAAACAATACCAGTTTTTATAATCTGGGGATTTGAAGTTTTGATACTATCGTTACTACTATCAAGTAATCCATAATCTTTTACTAAACTTAATGGTTGTGATGCGCTCATTCTACCTCTTCTGAATCGAATTCTTCTGAATCATCATTTTCTTCGAATTCATCATGATCATCTCCAAATAAATTAGCAGAAACAGATGGTCTCAAATCGTCAATTTTTTCCGCTGATTTTGCATAAAGTAAATTTTTAATATAATCAGAAATATCTGATGGTTTAGCATCTGCCGCAATCATATTTACTAATTCTGAAGTTTCCATAGTTATAGATATGCCTTGTATTTATTTATATCTTAGCTTTTTTAATATTTATTTTTGGAGATTCTGTTGCTCCAGAATTTTTATTATTTTCCAAATCTGGTTCTGGTGGATTTTCTCCCAAATCATTATTAGATTGATTTTTTCCAACCGCGATTTCATTTTGAACATCTAATGGAACACCAACACCTGTTTCATTTTCTTCTTCCATTTCTCGAGTCATTTCTTCAATTTCTTCTTCTGTCATTCTCAAGACTTTACGTTTAACATAATCTCTAGAGTAATAAGTTCCAATATAAGGTTCAATTGCAACCATTAAATTTAATCTTTCGTTCATCAATTCGGTTTCTTTTAATTCAGAAAAATGATTGTCGTACAAATAATCAAATTGAATATGCTCTGCCATTTTTTCCCAGTCTTCTGGGGTGACAATATTTTTCAAAATTAATTGAGTTTTTAGCATATCAATGAAAATATTACTAAATCTTTTTCTCATTCTTCCGACAAATTTTGAAAACATTAATTCATCACGAAGAATTTCTGAAGAACGACCAAGATTAAATCCACTCTCACTTGCAAGTCTACTATCGGGAATATTCAATGATCTGAAAAGTTTTTTTTGAAAATATTCAATGTCTTGAAGTTCTCCTAAATTTTGTCCTCCAGGAAGAGTTCCAATTTCAGTTCCTCTTCCACCTTCCCGACGAGGAAGCCAAAAATCTTCCAACATACTTACAAATTTTTTATCATCTTTAACTTCTCCAGTATGAGCATCGTAATGCATTCGATTGCGGTATCTCATCATCACATCACGAAGATATTGTTCTGCTTTTACTTTTGGCAAATTTCCAACATCAATATAAAAAATTCTTTTTTCTGGTGCTCTTGAAAGTCTATAAATTACAAGAGAATCTTCAATCATACGAAGTTGATTGAGGGATTTAATAGCTTTATGTAAATATGAAAGCGTAAGATACTTATTTCGATCCACAAGTCCGGAAGAAACAAAAGTAATTGAATCTTTTGCAATTTTAATTCCCTTTCCGGTTATGGATCCATATTTTTCAACCATTCCTTTGGGATAATAAATATAAAATTCTTCAACTTCTGCATCTGCATGTTGATGTATCAAAGGATTATCTGTTCCCAAATCAATTTTCAATGTTTGCCCATGACTTTTATCCTGAGGACGAATTCTCATTAATTTTATTTTTAGTGCGTCAATATACCTGATATCTTGAATACCTTCATCAGGTTTTTTCATATCAATTACTTTATGATAATAAATTCTTCCATCAACATACCAATTTCTAAAAATTTCATGTGCTTTTTTATCAAATTGCATCAAATCTTTAATATATTTGAATTCATTGCGAATTACAGATTTTAAATTATCACTTGCATTCAAATTATCCAAATCAATTTGAATTGGACTATCGTTTAAGTCAGAAACAATAGCCTCATTTACAACATGTTCAATTGCAGTATCACATTCCGGATGCAATGCCATATCACGATATTTTTTTACAATATCAAATTCGGTTCTAAAAACTCCTTCTAAATCTACGTATTGACCATAAAATCCAGAAGACAAATAATAATCAACCCCATCCTCATCATTTGGAGGAACAGGGCTGACTACACTTTGTGATTTTTTATCATCAACATCCTCAAGAGCAAATCCAAATAATTTTTTTCCGGCAGCCATAGTGTAAAGTAATTTTCACTATTTATCAAACAATTGAATCGCCGCCTGTGCTATTATATGCTTCCCACCATTGAACTTGTAATGTTACTTGAAATTCTTCTACGGTGTCTGCACTATCATACGATAGTTCAATTCCAGAAACAATGCTTGGCCAACATCCATACATCTTATAACTTCTTAGAATTGGAAGTGTAGATCCACTTGCAGAAGCTGATCCTGAAGTATAAGATGCTCTTCCTAGTTGATGAACAATCCAATTTGCAAAATAATCTTGAGGTCTTATTGTACCAGAACCATCTGAAGTTTTGGTAATATAATTTGACCACTTTTCAAATGCTTCTTTTAGTTTAAAATCACCATCATTGACAACTGTAATTGTCCATGGATCAAATCTTCTATCTCCAGCCACTTTTAGCTGTCTTCCTCTAAAGGGAACAATTACTTCTGCGATATTTGATGCTGGAAGTTGTGCTCCTTTAATTAACATTCTATATGTAGTGTCTGTTGGAATATCTCCCAACTCTGCTTTAATTGTTGATGGAAAATCAAATTCGACTTCAAATAAATTGGGACGAGCACCTCCCTGAACCAATCGACTCTTGAATGAATCAATCGTTCTTGTATTATTAAGAATACCTGCTGTGTTTCTATCTAATGGCATGGGTAGTTTCTCCTATTATACTGTTCCGATTACTTCCGAAAAGGAAATTCCGGTTCTGGTTGATACAAATGTTAGACCTATAAAATTAATTGATCTAGCTGGTTTGACATAAATGTCAGCAACAAATTCACTTCTATCAATAACATCTGGTGGATTATTTGTATCATCACAGATGATTTGATAATCATAAATTCCTCTTTTTGCTTTAATATCTCTCAAATAAGGTTCTATAATATTTACAAAATTAGATCGAGTACCTGCATCATTTAATTCAAATAATTGTGCATCTGCAACATTTGCAATTGCTTTTTCAATTGTAATAAACAATCTTCGAACATTGATTCGATCAAAAGAACTTTCATAGGAAAGTCCAGTCTTATCACCATAAAGAATAATTCCTGCTCCAGGAGAAGCAATTATTGGATTAATTCTATTTGAATAAAGACGATCTCTATGATCTTGTCCAGGATTATATGCTAATTTGATAGCATAATTTAAATTTCCTCTACTACTTCCCGCAGGAGAGAACCATGGAAATTGATTTATGTCTGTTCTTACGCACAATCCGGCAACATCATTTGATGTTGGAATATAAACATATTTTTTATTCCACCTATCATATACGTATTGATATCCGGAATCAAAAATTGCATAAGAAGAAGATGTTAATGGAGAAAAGAATGAGAGAATATTTGATAATTGTGTTGATTGATTCGTAAGATTTACAACACTATCTCGATTTGGAGAAATGAATGTTACACAATCTTTTCTAAATTCGCAAATTGAAATTAATTTTTTAGCTTTTGCTTGCTCATCTTCTTTACTTTTATGAGCACCACCTTGGAGTAGAAAACGAATATCACTATTTACTGGATCATTAAAATAATCATATGATGTCATTAGATCACCAAGATCACAATCAAATAATCCAATTCCAATGTAATCTTTACCACCAGTTAGTTTATATGAAATATTTCCTACAGAGTTAAAAATTATTCCCTGAGCATTTTGTCCCCAAGATCCAGCTGCTGTTGATACCGTAGTAATTCCTGCAGAAAATCCTGCTGGTTTTGCAGAAGTATTCCAATATGAATCATTTCTTGCTGGAGAAGTTCCTGCAAAAATATAATTTGAATTTTCTGCGATATAATCTTTATAATATGTTGATTTTTGTGGAGAAATTTCGGTATCCTTAGCTTTAGAAAGATTTCCAAATTTTTCTAAAATTGTTCCTACAGAACCACTAATTGATCCAGTTATATCAATTACTACTAGATTTAAAGAATCATTTTTACCAGATCTTTGAGTAACATATGCACTATCTTGTGGTTTGTTTAAAACAGATCTCCATGATAATGTAAATGGATCGGTTCCACCATCTTCAGCAGAAGTCAAAATATTTTGAGTATCATACCAATTTTGATTTATTAAGGATCCAGTTAAAATTCCAGCATTTCCTGCTTCTGATGAAACACCAATTACATACCCTGCTCCAGTTTTAAATTCATACAGTGAATTTTGCTGATATGAAATTGAATATTCTGTATTTCCAATTCCAGAAACATACGAAGTAATTTTTATATCAACGTGACTAACTCCAACACCAGTAATTAGTCCTTTCAGATATCCATTTGCATCTGATGTTGTACCAATTCCAATATTCACTCCACTCAATGTTTGAGTTACCGCATATCCAACTTTTATTTGATCAGAATTACTTGTTAAACTAGAAATTCCTGAAATTCTTTGATCAGCTGCATTATCAATAATACATACCTTTATATTTTCTGCCCAAAAACCAGGATTTTTTGATGCAAAATACCAATTTGAATCATTATACCTATTATTATTAAAATCCTCAAAGTTATAAATTTTTAAACTTGATGACGATGCAACTGCAACAGCAGCATTTGAATTAACAAGATTTGATCCACCTGCTCTAACTACATCTAATTCTCCACCATATGAAAGAAAATTTGAAGCAGCATACCAAGATTCATAATGGTAGTCTGTTGTTCCAACTCCTGGTTGTCCAAAAATATCAACTAATTGTTTCTCATTTGATATTCTTTTAATTTCATTTACCGGACCTTTTTGAAATGGTGCTGCAATTCCTGCAGCAATATTTGATGTTGCATTTACACCACCTCTGGTTAAATCAACTTCTCTAACTTTTACGCCCGGAGATGCTAACTGAATCGCCATTCTAAACTCCCCTAGAGATTCCCTATTTTATTCTGAAAGTATTTATAAATTACTTATATTCCCACATGTATGAAACGTCACCATATTCATCAGTATGCCATCTATCTCCACTCTCATCAACCATTTCGCCTTCATAATCACTTCCATCTAAAATGAATCCGAATGGAGACATGTCCTGTTCAATTTGATCTCTTTGCCCATCATAAATTCTTTTGCGAACATCTTGATCAGTCATTTCTTTGAAGTAATCTTGTGCAACTAACCAAGAAAATATAACTAAACACATTGCAAGATCATCATTACAACCTTCTTCTGCCTCGAATGATTGTTTTCTTTGAATAAAAGTTGTAAGTTCGCTAATGATGTCATAATCTTGAATTATTAATTTATCATCTTCTACTAAAATTTTTAAGTTTGAACAACCAATTTTTTTAGTTGTTGCACTCATTTTAATTCCTAGTTGAGTTTTAGTTCCAGAAAACCCTGCTCCAGCAATTTGCCCTGCTCTTCCTCTCATAGAAACCATAAGTATATTTTCATATTCTAAATCAAAATGTAAAATTGAAGCAACCTGATCACCAATATCATTGACTTCACACAGAACCCAAGCTTTATTATATGCTTTGGCAACCTCTTCTATAACGGAAGGGAAAATCATTGGTTTAATTTCATTATTTCTATATTTTGCAACAACTGTATATGGAAATGTTGTAATGTCAAAAACTACGAATGCAGAATAATCTTTAGTAATTCCTCTAGAAACATCTACAGTAATAATATAATCTCTTGTTAAATCTGGATTGTGATATACATCAAGTCCTCCACTTCTTTTAATAGGATCATCATATACCATTGATTTTAATTTTGATGGTGCAATCAATGTATCTACGGATCCCAAAAATTCACATTCAAATTCAACCTTAAACTGTTGTTCCGAAGTATTTGCAATTGTTTGTTCTTTCCATTTTGCATCCCTTCCTGGTACTTCTGACCAATGCACTTCTGTTGGAATATATTCATTTTTTCCTCTTTCCGCATCGTGCCAATATCTATAGAAATGATTCATGCCATGGGGCGTAGAAACCATAATTACTTTTGTATTTTGACCCGAAGAAATTGTGGGATATACTGATGCAAAAAATTGTTCTGCAATATGATTTGGAATAAATGCAAATTCATCCAAAAAAATAATATTATAAGATCCTCCACGAATTGCTGAGGCTGATGTAGATGCTGCCATAATTTTAGATCCATTCTCAAGTTCCATGCTTCCTTTATTCCATGCTATGATGCCCTGCTGCATCCATTTAGGAAGATTTTCATATGCTAATTGCAATCTACTTAACAAGTCCCTTGCAGTTGAAGCCTTATTTGCAAGAATTGCAATATTTACATTGTCATTAAATACTGCATAATGCAACATGTATGATACTGCAGTTGTTGATTTACCAGTTTGACGTGGCATTTTACAAATATTAAATCTATGAGCATGGAAATTTTTAATCAATTTTTCTTGAAATGGATACATTTTAAATGAAACAAGCCCATGATCAAGAGAAACAATCTTGATATATTTTTTTGCAAAATAAACAGGATCTTGTTTACATTTCATGAATTCAATAATATTTTCTTCAGTAAACTCAATTTGAGTATTTGCTTTTTTTAGATTTGGATTACCGAGATAAATATCTGCAGCCATAAGTTACCTACTAATCTCTTCCTAAACAATTCATTTATATCAACAATTCCACTTTCTCAGAGATAATGCTTTTCTTGTTGGTCTTCCTTTTTCATCTTTCATTGGACCAGGCATTCCTGACATACGAGCACAAAAAGATTTTCTACGTTTTGCTGCTTTTGAATTTGGAG